ATTATCATTCACATATTCAATACCTGTAATAAAAGCGTAAAACCACTTATTTCCATAGGCTGTGTTTCTGAACATCATATAATTGCATCTATAAATATCATCTGCTTTTACATCCAATGTCGCAACACCTTTATTAACTCTTAAATAGGATTGTTTGTTAAATTTTTTCAACACGTATTTTGAAAAGTAATTATATTGGTCTGTGTATGTTTTGAAATAAATTGTGTGTTCATACGTATTATCAAGTGGTATGCTATGTAATAACCATATATCTGAATTCGGATTGATATACATTTTTTCTCCTTTTATAAAAAGGATACCGCTTTAGCAGTACCCTTTTTGTGTATTAACCCTGCTTAGTTAATTCAATAGGTGTGTCAACTGTTGTTGCACCTGTTACTTTTGTCTCAGTTGCCTTGTACTTAACTCCGTTAATTTCTGCTTCAAGTACAATCTCTGTAGCAAGCTGTGACTTCGGAATCATAAGAACGCCATACTTCTGCATTGCAATACCAGCACTTGTCATTGCTTTTGTCTGAATGAAGTTTACATTCTGTGCTTCAAGGCCTGCATTCTCAAATTTTGGAGACAGAGCAAATACTGTAGCATAATCTGCTTCATCTTTTGTATCTACGTGAACTGTAATTGTTGCAGGTGCTTCAATGTCTGCACCACTTGTTACAAAAACAACAGCGTTTGCGAACGGTGAACTTGAAATTGTTTTCCATGTATGGTAGAAGTAATTCCAGTACAGGCCGCTTGCCACATATTTTTCTGTAAACTTGTTGTTGTTGTCATACACCTGGAACCAGTTTTCATCACAGATTACAGCTTTTACATTTGCAAGCAGTGCAAGTTCTTCTGCTGTTACTTCTTCAATTCCTGTTGAGTTAGCTCTGATAACTTCAAATCTGTCGTTGTCAAATTCTGTCCAATTATCAATGATATACAGTCTACCCATAAAGTCAGCTTTTTCCATGTTAAACGCACTAGCTAATACGTTTACGTCAAACTGCGCATTGAAAGTAGCGTCCATGAAAATAACCTGTCTCTCTTTTGGTGTATTTGTTTTAACGCCTGCGATATTATTGTCTGCACTGATAAAAGGTAATAAGTTAGACGTTGCTCTAAACTGTACAGCACCCTCTTTCAGGTCTGTACCATCACCGATAGATTTTGGCTTCATCTGACCGTGTGCGATTGCTTTTATAAGCAGATACTTAAACATTAGGAATTCGTCATACTCAGCCGCCGTATATACGCTATCTACGATTTTAGCAATTAAAGACTGAACGCCATCCATAGAAAGAAACGCCTGTTTCAAATCTTCGTCCTGAATTGTTACCGGATACATTACCCTCCAATTCATTGTATGGAATGCTGAACGTACATCAGGAAATGTTCTTTTAAATTCTCTTGCGCTTGCTTTTTCTGCTGAGAATTCGACAACATTTGCAATAGATACGAAAATATCTTCCACTGTTTCACCGAATTCAAGATACCCTTTTTTAAGTCGTGAATAAGGGTTGTTAAATGTTGCACTCTGCATACGTACTGTAGCAATACGATTAATGAGAGCGTTTAAAAACTGGTTAGCAAAAGCAGGTGTTCCATAAATAACTTCGCCAACTTTTGGGATGTCTTCCGCTGTTGCTACTTCCGGTACGCTCTGTTGATAGTCATAGCTTGCGTTATTTCTAATAACATTCATGATATCAATGGTTGAAGCATTAAGTGTGCTTGTTGCAATTCTTCTTGCCATAATAAAAAGTCTCCTTTACTTAAATAAATCTTCAAAAGTTTTCGGTTTCGTTTCTTCCTCTTTTTGTTCTGTTTGTTCATCTGGCTTACCACTAAAAAATCTTTCGGTATATTTCTTTCGCCATTCTGCATCATTATCTTTATAACGCTGTTCCCAGTTTTCGCCGTCACCTTTTGCTCTTGTTTCAAAGTCAGTTAACGTGTCAGTAACGTCTTCCAAAAAAGAAATCGTTTCATCGTCTGTCTGTTCTCCAACTCTAGTACGGATTGACTCCAAAATTTCTTCTCTTGTTCTTACCGCCATATAAACTCCTTTCTAATATTTCAACATCATCCATAGTGGCATTTTTCTTTTTTTCTTGGTTATAGTTCCTCCACCACCCCCACCTGCACTGTAAAAACGATACATTAACACAGCGTTGTTTAGTGCCTGTGATTCTGAAAGGTAATACTTTGGTTCTGTTTCCCACGATGTTATACTTGAATCGTTTGCATGTTGTTGAATATAATCATACGCTTTATACGCAAAATCAATTCTTTCTTGTAAAGCAGGAACACCTGCCCGCTCCCAACATGTCTCAAACGCTTCTGTTAACTGTGGTATATTCGTAATGCTACTTGTCAAGAATTCCTGCAATGAAGTAATTCCTGCAAATTCCCCTTGCCAGTCATTTTCTATAACTAAGTATTTCATTTGCCCAATCGGGTCTGTGCGTTCATAGCCGTTTGCTTCTAACCATGTATATAATGCTTCACGTCTTGAACCATCCCACTGAAAGATACCGAAAGCTGTACCTCCTTGTTGTCCTAGGGTTGGGTTAATGTGTGACTCCCTCCAAGCGTTACCGGCCAGTGCTGACACAACATAAATGCTCGAGCCGTATCCAGTTGCGCCACCATCACCATATCTGAATAACCTTGTAAAACTGCGTTGATAGTTGGCATTACCACTGGTATTACCTATACTTACCTGATATTCTAAGGGAGCATTGTCTGTGTGTGCTCCCATAAAAACCCCCTTGCCATCACCACCTAGATAACACATTTCCGTATGTCCACTTGTCCAACCGATATCTCCAGGTTTATATTCTCCATGTGCGTCTACTTCCGTGAATCCTAGCTCTAATAAACAGTTAATCATTGAAGATGTTGTAAAAGCGTTATGGTTAGGCGCATATCTAGGTGTTTCAAAACCACCTGCGACTAGTGCGTAATTGATAAATGATGAACAATCATAATATGTAATGCCACCAACTGTCTGTCTATTTCTGTATGTTTGTGAATACCCCACGTTTGGTGCATTACATGTCTGTATTGCCCAAGAATAGGCTGTATCAATACTTGGCATTTTTACTTTTCACCTTTCTACGGCTTCATCAATTTTCCTTTTTTACCAAGTGAAACAAGTTTATCGTTCTGTGGCGCTGACCCTCTATAGTTTGCTACTCCGTTTTTACTTGCAATACGCTGTCGGTATGAGTAACTAGAATCTACACCAATAGATTTTAAACAATCCACAATGGAACAGCTACTTGATTTGAATACTGGAAAATATGTTTCACGTGAAACATTTGTCTGTGGTTTCTCAGTAGGTGTTACATTTGTTTTACATCCAAGAGCTGACGCAATAGCCATAGCGCACTTTGTAGAATCCCAACGTGTAACATCATCCCTATCATCTACAAAACAGCATTCAATCAGAATGGCTTTTGCTTTTGTTTTTCTAAGTACATACAAATCTTTTCTGTATTTTACTGGAGAACCGTGAAAACCAATACCAAGAGTGTTGGAAATATTCTCGGCAATCTTATATGCTACACCATAGATTCTATCATCATATCCATAGACCTCAACTCCACCGCATTTTCCGTCACCTACTCTGTCGTTTCTTGCACTGTTTAGATGGATTGAGATATCTAAGTCAACGTCATGCGAGTTACATTTAGAAACAATAGCGGATAAGTTTGCACTCTGTCTTGTGCTATAATCGTCTGTACAGTCGTATACCGTATCACCGTTAGCTCTTAATAGTTCGATTAACTTGTTTTTAACCTTTCTGTCTTCATCAACTTCATCCAGTAAATCACTAACACCTCTGCACTTTAATGAGTGTCCAGCGTGTATGTTATACGTTGCCATCTTTATCACCGTCCAGTTTGTCGCATAACTTCTGTAAAATCAACGTGTTATTGTTCAACGCTTCGGTTACGCTATTCATCTCTTCTTTGTGTGCGTCTTTTTCTTTCAGCATGTACCAAAACATAGCACCGCACATTACAATAGGAAAACCGAGTGTTGAGATTGCTGTAGTTACTGCGTTTACATCCATTGCTTTTATCACTCCCTTTCTTATTTAATTATAACATATTATAATTAATTTGTCAATAGGCAATATATCTATTAATAGACATAGTGTATAGATAATAGACACGGTGTCTATTAAAATACATACTGTTTAATAATTGACAACTTGTCTAATTTATGCTATAATATATAAGAGGTGGTAAAATGAGCTATTATGATGGTACAAAACTATTAAGTCTATTAGATCTTAACAATAAAAGGCCTGAAATTTATATGGTAACGAGCAACCGAACAGGTGGCAAAACAACTTATTTCGGTAAACTGGTTGTCAATAAATTTTTATCTAAGGGCGAAAAATTTGGCCTATTATATAGATATGATTATGAACTTAGTGGTGTAGCGGATAAATTTTTTAAAGATATTAAGGAACTATTTTTTCCTGAGTATGAAATGATAAGCAAGCCAATGATGCACGGAAAGTTTCACGAATTATTTTTGAATTGTGTTTCTTGTGGTTATGCCATGGCACTTAATAATGCTGATGCTGTTAAAAAGAATTCACATATGTTTAGTGATATCAGTTGTCTTATCTTTGACGAATTTCAGAGTGAAACAAACCGATATTGCTCTGATGAAGTAAAAAAATTTATTTCAATTCACACCTCTATCGCACGTGGACAGGGTAAACAGGTTCGCTATGTGCCAGTTTACATGATGGCTAATCCAGTGTCATTAATTAACCCGTATTACACAGCCATGAAGATTTCAAACAGACTTAAATCTGACACGAAATTCTTAAGAGGTAACGGCTTCGTGCTGGAACAGGGGTACAATGAAAGCGCAAGCAAAGCACAGACGGAAAGTGGTTTCAATCGTGCATTTATCACCGATGATTATGTAGCTTATTCTGCACAAGCTACTTACTTGAATGACAGTAATGCTTTTATAGAAAAGCCTGTAGGGGAATGCACTTATGTTGCGACACTTAGATATCTAGGCAGAGAGTATGCAATTAAAGAATATATGGACTTAGGTATTATTTATTGTGATGATAGAGCGGATAAGACTTATCCTTATAGAATAAGTATCACCACAGATGATCACAATGTTAATTATGTCATGTTAAAGAGTAATGCCTTGTTCTTGTCTAATATGAGATACTTCTTTGAGCGTGGCTGTTTCCGTTTCAAAGATTTACAATGTAAAGAAGCTGTATTACAAGCTCTTAGTTATTAATGGTATCATCTATCGTCAGAAAGCGAAAAACATAGAAGCAGGCCGCACGGGTGAAAAATACCGCTGTTTCTATGGCCGGGGTTGCTCCCTTGCCGTAACAGGCTTTAGGCCGTTTTCACCGATAGTTAATGATATAAATAAAAAGGTACTTTGTTTCACGTGAAACATTGTACCTTTTTTTGTTTTACTTATCTAATTTTTTAATTCTACTTCTTTATTAAGTATTTTCTCTGACTTAAATTTTCTGTGCTTTTTTGCATCCCTTGGTACGTGTGGGTATGTCGGTTCATAGCATTTATACTTATAAAACGGGCAGTCAACACAGCCTTGTGCGTATCTACTTGTGCATGTATCAATAAGTTCTTTCAGTGTCGTTTTCATTCAGTTCTACCTCCTCGTTTGTATACAATGCTTTTGCCAGTTCAGGTGAATTACCACATAGATTGACATATTCCTCAAAATAAGCCGGCATACATCCATCAATACTAACCATGCACTCTCCATTTTTATAGTATTTACATTTATTACAAAAATCTGTTACTACACAATGTTTAACAATATCTTGTAATCTTACTTTCATATTTATTACCTCATTTCATAACTTGTTTCTACCAGTAACACTCCACCCTTCATTCTCTTAGGGCGAAGCTTGTCAGGTACTTTCAAACCTATTTTAAAATCTGATAAATCACGTTTAATAGGTACATTATCTTTGAATAAAAACTGTTTTTCATCTTCTGTCCATTCTTTATGCGAACCTGTTCTTGACTCTGTATAACCGTTTATATCTGCATTACCTTGCATAGACAGTACAAACAGATTCTTGCACTTGTTAGGCATTCCTGCGCACTTTACATCGTAAAACGGTTCTTCTATCGGTTCTCTATTTTCATGTGTTACGTGTTCGATGTATGTCTTTTGCCTTGTAAATGTGGCAATATCCCAACACGACTCTAATGACCATGAGTTAAATTCTGTTGGGTGCTCTCTTATTCCTATAATTTCATCAGGGAGCAAATCACAATGGATAGAGTCAGTATCTGCATAGATGAAGCCTCTTTCATTAACACCATGGTAATTCTTTTGGGCAGCCCGAATAGTAAATTCTCTTGCATATGATGTAATAGCAGAACCACAAGGAATATATCCTGCTTTCTTGTTGTTTTCTTCCTGTCGTATAAAACCAAGTGATTCGTCATTTTTCACGTAAGCTATTTTAAATGAACTATCTTTAGAGGATGCCTGTTTTCCATAAAGATTATTCAGAAATAGCTTTGCAAGAGTACGTTGCGCCCCCTTGCTTTTCTTCTTAATCTCTGCATACTTGTTGATGTATTCGTCATAGATACCTTTCATAGTGTAGAACCATACACCGTCTATAATCTCAAAATCATATAAGTCATAGTGTTCTAACATTAAATAATAATCGGTACAAGTAACAACCATTTCTACGATAGCTTCATGTCTGTTGTTTCCACTGTCATAGTAGTACGGGAAATATTTATCGTGCTTCTTACTATAAACGTCACTTGTTTCTAGCATTTCTGTCCCACGATAGAGCGGAGAACCTTTAATTTGAATGAATGGCAAGTAACCTTGTTTCACGTGAAACCTTGTGCGAATACGTAAGAAAAAATATCTTGGTTTACCCCATGGGTCTTTCTTAAGTGCATCCTCGTGAATGTAATTACCACTCCAATAATGCGGTTTCCCTACTGGGTAAACGTTGCCACTATCAGAGTGCATCATAGATGGATATAGGCTGTTAACATCTGCTGTTGTACCGTAATGATATATTTTATTTTCTTTCCCTCTTACAAGGTAGCACCAACCACCACGATAGGACTTACGAATATAATCACCAAAGGTGGGGTACTTTGTTATTCCTGTTTCTATCTTATAGATATCAGGAAATAACTGTGCATAATCTGTCTTATCATAACCTTTTTTAAACTCTTCCAAACAGCATGAGCCTATTGTTGATTTATCATGTCCTTGTTCTAGCATGATTTCAAGTGCCTCTTTTACTACAAGAACATCATTTGCAATGTATTCTCGTTCCTTTTCAGATATTTCGCACCCTGCGTATCTATAACCAGTGTATTCCATGTCTAACTTTTTATGCTTTGTTGCGAATGATTTTCCAATAACTTCAACGGAAAAAGGTAAAAGCTTCAAAGAGTCACGAAATTCCAGTAACTTATTGTTTGGAAGTTTCTGTGTAATGGAATACCACATTCCCTTATCGGAGATACTATAACGTACTTCATTAGTTTGTATTTCCTTGTTCTTTTTCCATGAATAAACACCGTTGTCATTGTTGAGTGCCTGCGGATATTTCTTTTGTGCTAATAAATAGTCAAGAATGAAAGCACCATCAAATTTTAGGTTATGGAAAAAAGCTATGATGTTAGTATCTAACGCTCGGAAGTAGGTAAACATATCTTCAATACTATGCAGGATTGTAACATTTTCTGTGAATAGTTCTACAATAGCAACTGCCCATACTTCTGTATGGTCTTGGTTGTCGTATACTGTTGTTTCAAAGTCACACATGAACATTCTTGTTGTACGTTTACTATTCATAAGTATTATCACCGATATCCCATGAATAAAGTGCTTCCTGTTCATCGTTTAAAGCATCACGTTCTACAACAGATAACGTTCTACCGCTAATAATTTCTCCAATAGCTTCTAATGAAGAAACAACATTTACTCCTTTTGAATCGGTTAAAACTACTTCCAAATGCACTTTGATTGCATCCCAGTTATTTGCAAGACGTTCTCCTACAACTATTTCACCATCTTTATCTATGGTACTAAGATATAATTCTAATAAAGCAGACTGCGCCTCTTCTACCATTTCTATATTGACTCTTTTTTTTCTATTACCGTATATTGTTTCTGTTGGAACTGGTACTGTTATTCGTGATAAAAAACCATCAATAAATTGCTGATTAGATATGTCACCAAGCTGGGGTTGTTTTAATTCTGTTTTACTTTGTTTTCTTAAATGTACATTATTTTTTAAATCTTTCGTAGTTGGCTGCTTGTCTGCTGACCAAAATCCCTGTGCTGATTGCTTATTACGCTTTCTTGTCTCTGCACTACGCTTTGCATGTTCAGATGCCAATTCGTGTTTGAGTTTACCAACTGTTGAGATTTCCCCTGTGGTAGTTAAATAGGCTTCCTGTTTTGCAAGATTCTTGATATCTGCTTTTAACTGTCTTGTAATCTTTGCTAAGTCTCTTCCTTGGATTCCCCATTTACGTAACTTGGTTTCTGTTTGGTATACGTTCGCACCACGTAATTCGATATTCTGTTTTCTTAATGCTGATACTTTTCGCTGATATTGCTTATAATATTGACTATACTTTGATTTGCTCTTTTTCAATTTTATCACACCTCTCACATTTTAAATTAAAAAAAGGGTAGGCGATCTGCCCACCCATTATATTTTAGGAAAGAAAATTATTTGCTATAAAATACTTTGCTTTATTTTACTGAGTTTACATCAAGTCCACAGTCAACAAATGGACGTCCTGCTTTTGTTTCTCCACTACGTTTTACGATTGCATACGGTTTACCGTGCATCAGCTCATGGATTGACTTCAAGGAAGACTTGAAAGTTTCTGACTGTGTTGAATATACTTTTCCATCAACTGTAATGATAGAAAGCAGATCTGCCTCTGTCCCGTCTTTCTTTACATCCTTGTATTCAAGATATGCGTCTACTGGAATTGAGGTACCGTCTGTTACATCTTTCATTGAAGTAATGCCTGCGTCCATTGTCATAAGATACTGCTCTACCTCTGTTAACTCTCTGCTTGCGTTTGTGATTGTAATTTTACTCATTGTTATTTTCTCCTTTTTCTTTTACTTATTCTTCTACTTCGTCTGTGTCTTCTTTTTTGCCTCTTGGCGGTAATGTCTCTGCCATTTCGATGAACTTCTGTTCATCCATGCCGTACAGTGTCTCAATAACTTCTGTTGAAACAACTGATACTGGTTTGAGTGTTTCTGTCTCTACTACTTTAGCTACTGCTTTCATAAGTTTTTTCTCATCAGAGTAAACTCCTGCGATTTCTACCTCGTAGTTGTTAACTTTAGCTGTCTCTGTGTCTACACACATGACAATAACTTTAGTTGAAGAGATAGTTCTTGTTACTTTTCTTTCTCTTGCCATTTTACTTTTTTCACCTCTTTCTTTTTGTTTTTTGTGCTTGCTAGACTGCTGAATGCACGACTTCTTATGAAGTCGAATAAGATAAAAGGAATCGAACCTTTACACATTGCCACCGATTTTTTCGCCTACATGGGTGTCGGAATATCTTTTATTTTTTGTGAGTGGACGGTGCTGTGGACACCGCCCCTTATATGGTGTGTATTTGCAAGTTGGATAATACTTATCTTCCTTACATTATTAATTATATCAGATGTTACTTGAAATGTCAAGCGGTTTTTTAATAATTTTCTACTACTTTTAATTTCTTTAAATCAGATATTTTCCAGGCCTGTTCATCTGTATATTTAACCATTGGAAAATCAACATCAAATTTAAAAATACTAGCTGCAACTCCGCCAACCCAAAAACCATATTGTTTATATTTTTTCGGATTAACCTCATATGCATATAAATTCCCGTTTTCATGTCTAGCCATATACTTAAATTCGTCTTTAATATATGTAAGAAAGATAATGTCCGAACGTGATATTACAGTAGTATCTTTGTATTCTTTCTCCGCCCATTCTTTTAATTTACCAATACGACAACCATCATCATAGAATAAGCATCTATTACACTCAATTTTAATACAAGGTATAGGAGTATATTTTTCCTTATCTACCGCCAAATTGCCTCCATTACAAACAATGTTTATAATTTCATCCTTAAATTTTTCTCTATTTTTCATATTTCTATTCTCCTTTTTTACTATGTTTCACGTGAAACAATTTTAATTGTGTAACAATAAATGCTATTACTAATTTACGGTATTGGAACTAAGATGCCAATAATAACACCAATCAAATAAAATGTGCCATATATCAATACTGCTAATGCTATGACTAAAATAATTGACTCTATAAAGTTTTTTATTTTTCTTTTAATTTTTCTGATACCCATGAATATAACTCCTTTATTAATGTTGCACTGATTGGTACATCAATGCGCTGATCGTTTGTTATGTATGCGATATAATATTTTCCATTATCGTATACTTTATCTTTGATTTTATACAAGAAAGCGTAATGTATGTTTGTCTTATACGTTGTGTTGCATACGCTTAGTGCTGTTCCGTGTTCTTCTCTCATAATATCTTTGATGTGCTCGTATTCTTCCACGGTTTTTGGCGTTACTAGTTCCGGGTGTTCGTAAAGTGTTTCGCAGAAATGCTCTTGAAAACGCTTGCGAACTTGTGCGTGAGTTATCCATTCTGACATTATATAAACACCTCCTTAACTTTACGGCATAATGTTTTTTGATAATACTTTATGTTCCATATATTTATTAAT